GATATGCGGTCTAAACAGATCTATGTTGGTCTGTTAGATAAGATTGTCAATTTCTGTGAGCAGTATGGATATAGCTATCAATTTGTAGATAATAAATTTTATGGCACTCCATATGAGGAGAATGAACATATATCTATGGAAGGTGTCAAGGATTACATGAATTCCATTTGTGCTCATACTCCCAGGAAATACCAGATTGAGGGAGTATACGGTGCCCTAAAGCATAATAGAAAACTATTGATATCTCCCACTGCTTCTGGCAAATCGTTGATGATCTATTCTCTCGTAAGATACTACGTTGACAGAGGAGAAAAAATCCTTCTAGTTGTTCCAACGACATCTCTTGTAGAACAGATGTATAAAGATTTTCTTGATTATGGTTGGGATGCTGATTCATATTGTCACCGTATCTATTCTGGTAGGGAAAAGAGTAATGATGCTCCAGTAACAATTACGACTTGGCAATCTGTATACAAACTAGAACGTTCTTTCTTTGAAGATTATGGTGTAATTATAGGCGATGAAGCACATTTATTCAAGTCTAAGTCATTGATACAAATCATGACCAAATTACATCATGCAAAGTATAGATTTGGTTTTACTGGTACATTAGACGGCACACAGACCCATAAGTGGGTGCTTGAGGGTCTCTTTGGTCCATCATATAAAGTGACAAAAACTGAAGAGTTGATGAGGCAAGGACACTTATCACAACTTGATATTCAGTGCCTTGTTCTTAAACATCCTCAACGAAAGTTTGATACTTATGAAGATGAAATTCAATATCTTATTACACACGAACAAAGGAACAACTTCATTAAAAATCTAACATTAGATCTTAAAGGAAATACATTAGTTCTTTTTCAAAGAGTTGAAAGTCATGGACAGGTTCTTTACGAAAAGATAAATAACAATAAGAGTGATGACCGCAGAGTATTCTTTGTCCATGGTGGTGTTGATGCCGAAGAACGAGAATTAGTTAGAGAAATAACAGAAAGAGAAAACAACGCAGTCATTGTTGCCTCTTATGGAACTTTTTCTACAGGTATCAATATTAAAAATCTGCATAATGTCATCTTTGCCTCTCCAAGTAAGTCCAGAGTCAGAAATCTTCAGAGTATTGGACGAGTTCTTAGAAAAGGAAAAAACAAAGTAAAGGCAACTCTTTATGATATTGCAGATGATTGTTCAACAGAATCAAAAAGAAATTACACACTAAATCATTTCATAGAAAGAATTAAAATTTATAACGAAGAACAATTTAATTATGAAATAATCACCATCAAACTTAGAGGAGAAATATGATACAAGATGACTTCTACGCAACAGTCAAATTAAAAACCGGAGAAGAACTCTTTGCTAAAGTAGCAGCTACTGATGAGGATGATAAAACTTTTCTTCTTGTTACTAATCCAGTAATTGTTAATGAAATTAAGGGAAAGTTAGGTGTTGTAGGTTACAAGGTTGAACCATGGTTGAAGACTACTACAGATGATATGTTTGTAATAAATTTAGATGATATTCTTACGTTGTCTGAATCTGGTGATATAGAAATGATTATGATGTATCAAGATTATGTTAGACAGTCTGCAGATACGACTCCTAACCATCAAAAGATAGATCGTAAGATGGGATATATTGCTAACGTCAATGACACTAAAGAGTTGTTAGAGAAAATCTTTAAGAGTAAGTAAGTTACTTATAGCTTTCCTATCAACCCTAACAGAGTTATTCTACAGAGTATTTGATACCTTGTCAAGTATTAGTATAGATGATATAATCTATACATATTATGAGACAAGTTATGATACAACCAGGTATGACCAAAAGAAAAAGGTCAGAGCACTATGTAAACAATAAAGAGTTTCTTGCTGCTCTGGTTGAGTATAGAACTAACGTAGAACTTTCCTACTTCAAGGAATTTGGTAAAGATCTTTGCGAACAAGAGAAATCAGAGAGAGCAAAGTCTTGGAAAACAAAACCTCCCATTCCACGTTATATTGGTGAGTGTTTCTTGAAGATTGCAAATCACTTGTCTTTCAAGCCCAACTTTGTGAACTACATGTTTAAGGAGGACATGATCTCGGATGGAATCGAAAATTGCGTTCAGTACATTCATAATTTTAATCCTGAGAAATCCCAAAATCCTTTTGCTTACTTTACGCAAATTATTCATTACGCATTTCTCCGCAGGATCCAAAGAGAGAAACGTCAACTAGAAATTAAAAACAAGATCATTGAACGGTCTGGTTACAGTGAAGTGTTTGATGATAGCAACACTCTTGACGGACCTAACCATTCTGAGTACAATAGCATCAAAGATGCAGTGCATTCCAAACTTCGGTATTGATGAAAGTAGCAATTATCACTGACCAGCACTTTGGGTGCAGAAAGAATTCAAAACTTTTTCATGATTATTTTCTAAAGTTCTATAATGACATCTTCTTTCCATATTTGGAAGAAAATGGAATTACAGAAGTGATTGATATGGGTGATACCTTTGATAGTCGTAAAGGAATTGATTTTTCTGCACTGGCATGGGCAAAAGATAATTACTATGATCGCCTAGGAATTCTGGGTGTTCGTGTTCATACGATTGTCGGTAATCATACTGCATATTACAAGAATACGAATGAAGTAAATGCAGTTGATTTGCTACTTCGTGAGTACCATAACGTAACTGTTTATTCTAAAGCAACGGAAGTTGAACTAGATAAATTGAATGTACTGTTTATTCCATGGATTACCACAGACAATGAAGAAGAAACTTTCAAACTTATTAAAAAGACAGATTGCAAGGTCGCGATGGGGCACCTTGAACTCCAAGGATTTAGAGTTAATAAACAAGTCGTCATGGATCATGGTCATGAGAGCAAGTTATTTGAGAAGTTCTCCCATGTCTTCAGCGGGCACTACCATACTAGATCGGATGATGGTAGAGTCTTCTATTTGGGAAATCCCTACGAAATGTTCTGGTCAGATGTCGGTGATCGGAGAGGATTCACCATCTTTGATACAGAAACTCTTGAACATTTTCCAGTAAATAATCCTTATCGTTTATTCTATAATATCTACTACGAAGATACAAATCATCAGACATTTGACACCCGTGAATACGAAAACAAAATTGTCAAGGTGATTGTTCGTAAGAAGAGTGATAGTAAAAAATTTGAAAAATTTATTGATAAACTTTATTCTGCAAACGTTGCAGACCTGAAGATTGTTGAGAACTTTGTTGTTGAAGAGTCTGAAGATTTTGAGGCATTTGAATCTGAAGATACACTTTCTATCTTGAATAGATATATTCAGGAAGCAGAAATCAATCTTGATAAATCAAAAATTCAAAACATCATGAGATCAACTTATCAAGAGGCGTGTGAGTTAATCTAAAATGTATATCTTAACAGTTTATGGAAAAGAAACCGAGGGTGCATATTCGGTAGAAAATAATGATGGTGAACAAATTTTATATTTGTTTGAAGTTGAAGACGATGCAATGAGATATGCTATGATGTTGGAGGACGATGGTGGTCCAGAAATGCATGTCATAGAAGTAGAAGATGATATAATGCTCAAGACTTGTGAATTGCATGATTGCAAATACACAATTATTACTAAAAACGACCTTGTTATTCCACCTGAAGTAAGTCATGATTTTATTTGAGAAGATCCGTTGGAAAAATTTTCTTTCTACGGGTAATCATGAAACTGAAATCAATTTTCAAAACCATTCTACAAATCTAATCATCGGCACGAATGGTGCAGGTAAGAGTACACTTCTAGATGCTCTTACATTTTCATTGTTTGGTAAACCGTTTCGTAAAATTAACAAACCACAACTTCCTAACTCTATCAATGAAAAGGATTGTAGAGTAGAAGTTGAGTTTTCTGTTAATAATACAAATTGGAAAATTGTGCGTGGTATCAAACCAAATGTGTTTGAGATTGAACGTGATGGAAATATTTTGAATCAAGATGCTGCAGCATTAGATCAGCAAAAGTGGTTAGAACAGAATGTTCTGAAGATGAACTATAAGTCGTTCACTCAGATTGTTATTCTGGGAAGCAGCACCTTTGTTCCATTTATGCAACTGTCTGCAGCAAACCGCAGAGATGTGATTGAAGACCTGCTAGACATTCGTATTTTCTCTAGTATGAATTCTGTTATCAAAGAGAAGATTCGTCTTGTAAAGGAAGAACTTAAGGTTCTTGAACTTAAGAAAGAGTCTTTGAATGATAAAGTTCAGATGCAGCAGAATTTTATTGATGAAATTGAAAGTCGTAGTAAAGAAAATATTCAAGAAAAAGA